TACCATGAGTACACCAACATCAGATAGTACCAAAGGTAAATATAGCTCTGGTGATGTTGGTATTGTAGAACCAGTTGACGCTAGATTAAGATTAAAAGAATTGTTTGGTATGACTTCTTTCGGATAAAAAAAGGGAGCCGAAGCTCCCTTTAATCTTATTGTGCTAGCTTCTTGAAGAATTCCATAGACTCATCGTCTTCATCTTCATCAAACTTAGGAGGTGCAGCCGCCTTCAACTTTGGCGCAGGAGCTTCATTCCAAGGAGCATCATCTTCATCAACAACTGCAGAAGCACGAGCAGCTGCTGCAGAGCCAGAAGCAAGAACCTTAACCAACTTACCCTTCAGTTCATCGTATGACTTGAAGTTAGTAGGAGCAAGGAATTCCTGAAGCGAATATGCCTTCTTCCAGGTTGTTTCCATCTCTGAATCATCATTAGACAAAGGACCAGCATTAGCAAACTCTGACTTATCGTAGTTACGATAACCATCGACATTACGAATCTTGAGCTTGAAGTTAGCGCCAGACCAAAGATCGAATGGGTTCATAGCGTCTTCGTCAGCAAACTGAGGATTCATAGCCTCGTTAAGCTTATCAAAAACCTTCTTGCCGTACTTAAACAAGAACACCTTACCTTCGTTCTCAGGATTCTGCTGATCAGTGATCACAAGAACATTAGAGATGAAAGTCAGCTTACGCTTACGTTCACGTGCAATTTTCTTGTCTGCTTCGATACCACTATTCCAAAGCTCTGAATTAGCTTCACAAACAGGGCACTTATGACCAATGGTCGTTGAACAGTTCTCGATCAACCAAGAACCAGTCGGACCCTTGAACCCATGCGAGAATGTACGCACGAAAGGCATATCTTCCTCACCAGGAGCAGGAAGAAAACGAATGACTGCATAACCATTACCCGCCTTATCGACGTTTGGATACCACAGTCTGTCATCTTTGGAGTTATCGAATTGACCACCTGAAATCTTAGTGAGTTCAGCGGTAAGAGCTTCGAGCGACTTCTTACCTGAGTTAGCCTTAAGCTTTGCAAAATCTACCATGTTTATTCTCCGTATTGTTAATATTGATAATATTTTTTGTATGAAGAGCGAATCAAAGAAACGCTCCAACATTATTTAGTATACTACTACGAGCCGAATTTGTCAAGTACAATATTTTTTACTTTTTCTCGATCGTAAGTTAGAAACGGTCGATACTTCATAATCTTGTTCAAGACGTCTTGTATCGTAGGATCATATTCAAATCTCTTCGACCAGTAGGATGCACATCTTACTAAGTCAACGAGTATCACTAACGTTTCGAGGCTGATCTCTTTACGAATATACAGCTTCAAAATGTAGGGATGGGTTCGGTCTTCAGCTTTGAAGTTAGAATCGAAATCTTCATTAAGCTTGGACAATTCTTCTTGGAAAAGGTATACGAGCGACTGCTGACGCTTTGACCAACCTTTATACACTTCCTCGGAGCTAGAAGAAAATGCAATTTCTTTTATCCATAATTTCGGGTTTTCGACCAAATTAGATAAGATATAGTTTCTCGGATCAGGGTGTTTAGCCACCTTCATAAAGTATAGCTTATCTTTTCTGACATCGAAAGAATCGAAAGATAGCTTACTCTTACCGTTGTATTTGTGGTAATTGTACGATGGTTTAGTGAAGTGGTTCTTGAGAGCCACATACTCTTTATAGCACTCAAAAGCTGACATCATACACTTACTTTGTTGTAGTACTCTGCGAAGAAATTACCAAGCTCTTTATCCATCAAATGACCAGCACCATTGCATGAAATATATGTTAGATACAGCTGCCAAATCTGCTTATCAAGCTGATCGAAACTTTCGTACTTGGTGCTTACCTTACCTTCCATAACAGTATACCCCTTTTCTTCGAGGTAGTCAATCAAATCTGATTCATCAAAGTCATCGAGGTTAACATCAACATCAACCTCTACGCATGCTGTTCTTGTTGAACTACGGTGTCCCATCACTTACTCCTTTCATAACTTAGATAGCGGATATACAATCCCTTTTCACGCCCATGAGCTTCTATCTCCCATGGGAAATCCCAGTAATCTACTTTATCTGGATCAATTATCTCTGTCTTCCATTTACTTTTATTTGATTTAACATAATCTTTCAACTCGCCTTTGGCATACTGTTTGACATGCACCATTTCATGCGCTAGTGCAAGAAGCATGTTACGTTTACCTAATTCAGGATCAACAGTTATGGTAAATTCTTTACCTCTGTGACTTTGATCTTCCCATTCACAGAAAGCATATTCGTTTTTCTTTGATAAAGATTTATCGAAGTTGAGAGTTACGTCTACACGGTGATATAATATTTCACCTAGAAGTTGTCTTCCATAAAATTTAATAGCTTCTTTACAAAGCTTCAATCCAACCTTAGATGGTTTACCGACTGTCTTGAGGTACATCTTAGTCTCCTCATTATTGGTGTTCCCATTCTATTTATTTCTTCATATAAGAATACTGCAAGCCTGTCAATACTGGTTTAATGGGTAGCATTTTTTCTAGCTTTTCCAATGCTGGCTTAACAGTAAGCTGACCTTCTTCTTCGTAATCATAATTCGAGAAGATAATTACACCATTATCTTTTAGAAGATGATATGCACACAATCCATCGATGATAACAATTTCTGTTTTGTGACATCCATCGATGTATATGAAATCGTATTTTTTCTCAATATTTAAAAGCATCGGAAGATACACTCGACTATCACCAGCCCACATTTTCATCTTTTCTGGATTTTTAGCGATAGAAATATTCTTTACGAAAGCTTCGTACAGTTTTGTATCTTCCAAAAACGAGTCGATTGCATCCATACGACTGTCAATATTAAGCAACATGTTATCAAGGATCCAACATGTAGATCTACCTTCATACGTACCAATTTCAAGAACATCGATTTTATCTTCGAAATTGATATTGGCTATCTTGAAAGTTTCAAGCCAGTGTGGAATATGCTCGGTAAACCAGTCAGTCGTGAACTTGTATTCTGCGATTGGAGGCAACGAAACACGATCTAGTACACCCTTCAAAAATTTAGGGAAGTATTTGCGATTGGTTGTGTCAGGCTGATCGAAATTGAACGACTTACGATGAGTGCCAATTTCTGAAATAACAAATGAAGGATCAACCGTTCTCAACTGCATATTGAACTTGTTCTTAAGACCAAGCAATCCATCGATAGGCATTAGAATTGTTTTGATACGATCAAGCTCTGCAAGAAGCATAGCTGCTGTGGCTGGTGTAATCATATAAGCATGAGCACCATTATAATGGTTTACATCGTAATAGTCAACTTCTTCGTCAGCAGGAAACTCGTAGTGAGACCTATGGAACATACGTGGGCCAAGGAAAAGAATTTGACCATCACCAACAGTAAGCTTGCTATAATCGCCCATAACTACGCAGTCGTGTTCAAGCACAACACCAATTTCACCCGACTGTGCGATTGATTTCCAAATTTCAATATGACCAACAGTTCCGCAATACTCTGATGCATATTCGATTGTGTTAATCTTCAATCCAGTCTTGCGGGTCAGTTCTCGATTCTGTAAACCACATAGCCCTTCACACATTTCGAAATCAAGATTAAATTTCGAAACTGTATTTCGACAGTCTGCAGCATATTCAATAGACAATGGACGATCAATGTAAAGTATGTATGTTTTCATATCGGTAACCTCGCACCACGTTTCAAAATATTTAAATTCTCAGCTTCGACTTGGATCTTACCTTTAATAGCTGGATCTTTCTTTATTAAGGAAGCAGCATATTCAACTTCTAATTTGTTTTTTTCACACCACATAACTACAGCGTCGATGTAATCCATATTCTTGGTACGGCAAATCTTTTCTATGTCTTCAATAAATGAGCTATTCACTTGTATCATGTTCATAACCTTTAATCAGCCTAAATCCATAATGGATCATGTCGCTAGAAACTAGCGTGCAAAAAACTATACCTGCCAATTCCCAAAAGTTAGGAAATTTAGTCAGGTATATAACTCCATAAAAAACAAATTGAGATAAAACTATTAAGAGAACACCAACAGGAATGTCTTTGACGATCTTCACTTCTTTCATGATATCCTCTAAAGATTAAGAATGGCTGGATAAACCACCAGCCATTCTATTTGGATTAGAACTTGTAGTTCACACCAAGAGTAAAGCGATTGTCTTCGACCTTAAACTTTTCGTCAAGAGAATCGATATAACGATAGCGAGCATCGACATCAAAGTTACGAGCAAAGTCGTACTTAACACCACCACCTACGTTATACAAAGCATGATTTTTCTTAGTAGAACTCCAATCGTAACCAACACCACCAAGAACATAGGCAGTTACATCCATGCCTGGGATCTTGTACTGTGGAATTGCATTAACGAATAGTTCGTTTTGCATTTCATGCTTACCCTTAATCTTATCCTTCTGATATCCGAAATCATATGCAGCTTCTACTGCAAGATATGGAAGGACATTTGTTCCAACTGCAATACCACCAGAGTATACTGTTTGTTCAGCGGTATCTACACCAACATTGATACCAACATAATTATTAAGCTGAGTGAACAATGGAGCTGGAGGAGTTGGAATCTTCTTGCTAGGAAGATCCGCCGCAACAGCAGAACTTACTGCAGCAGCAAGAATAGCAAGAGTTGTGAATGTACGCTTCATATTTTTTCCTTTTCGTTTGTTAAACACACATAATATGGCGGTTCCTGAAGGATTCGAACCCTCGACCCACGGAGTAGAAATCCGTTGCTCTATCCAACTGAGCTAAGGAACCTTGATAGAATTGAGGGGATTCTGTTTCCACGTTCCCCTCGGACGCATGTTAGGCTGCTAGAGCCAAACGAGATGCATTGTTATCGTTTGCATTTACGAGTTTACTTAGTCTAATCGTAACTTTACTACAACCCATCGAGCCTATTTCGCCCCCATCAAAGATACACAGCCTATATGCCTACAGTACATAACACTACCAAGACCGCATGTTATGCCGACAACCACTAAGGTATCTTGCGTCGCTCTGTGTATCCATGGTGGAGGCGTGGGGTACTGCCCCCCAGTCTGGATCGTCTATTCCGAACGCCTCAACAACCAAGCAATGTATTTATAATAGCTGAAATCGCGATGAAAGTAAAGAACTATTATTCTGTTACTATCCTTTTCCATTCTTGGTTAATCTTCAACCAGAGGTGACCATCTTTACCAACAGACATAGCAACTCTGGTTTCGGAGTCGAAGTTATGATCTGCTTCCACTTCCATACCCTTACCAATGGTCAGCTTATTGTTTACGGGGAAATTACCAACTGTCAAATAGCCATGATCTGCCATGCTTTCCTTGGTAACCATATATTCGCCCCACTTTGGATACTTTGGAGCAAATGTAAATGGATCACGAGGCGCAACAGGTGGTGGAGGACTATGAGCAGTCAGCGTCATCAATGCCTTATCAGGAGCCATTGACGCTGGTGGTGCCTTAGCCATAGCCTCCGCCGCCATCAGAGCACCAATTGGCGCTGCTGGAAGAAAAGAGAAAAAAGCTCTACGGTTCATACAGTATGCTCTTTGATAAATGCATCCGCATCAGGACGATACATGTAGTACCGAAGAACGATTGCGATACCTTCTGCAGTTTCCTTATGCATCCAAAGATCCTCTTTCTCAAAAGGACGAATATCACCTTTGCTCAACAAGCGAGCAATGTCGTTCTGTTGAGAGATATAATCTCGCTTCAACGTATCAACGATAAGCTTATCGAGAAGCACGTCATCAATTTCAATCTGCATTTTTTCTATCCTTGTTAATATCAACAATTTCAACTGGAGTCCACTTACCAAATGGATCCTTCAATTGAATCTCCTGGCGAACAATACCCCAATAATCATTAAAGGGATCTTGATCAGTAGGCACCCATCCCCAAATGTTTGCTACTCTAATGTCAGCAATTGTCTTGATCGTCATCATCATCAATCTCCTGTTCCCAGTAGCGAGAATAAAAGTACTGACCCATAGCTTCAATTTCCTTCTCAGGATATCCCATCTCTATCAGCCACTTCATCGTATTTTCAGGACGAGGATCGGGTAGTGGCATAGGGAATCCATACTTCCAACCCGAAGGTGGATCAATCATCAGTACTGTTTTCTTCGCCATCAGTCATTTCCTCTATCAGACCTAAAATTTGAATTTCATCGTCGAACGCATCATTGAATCCGACTTCCCAAGCTTCCCAGAGCAATGGCTCTTTAAAAGCAGGATATGGATTAAGAGGAAACTTATGTGACCTCAAGTTAAATTGATTCACAATTGAGTAACCTTCGACGTATGCTTGTCGTTCTTCTATGCTAGGAGTCATCAAAAATCTCCTGGAGCAACTTGCATACAACGAACGCCATTCTCGCGCCACATCTTCACGACACGATCTCGATCCTCAAAAACCATCACAGGATTAAATCCAGCAATACGTAGCTGCTCAAGCATTTCCTTCTTGATCACAGAATCATCTCTACGATCACCTGCACGACGCATGAACAAGCCATCGACGTTGATACCGTTCTTATCCAACCAGAACTGCGAGACCGAACGATAGCCTTCTTCACGACCAGTGCAAATGAACACTGGAATGTTTCTATCTATAGCATAGTTGTAGAAGTCAGCAATGTCCTCGTGTACTGGATCCTCACCCATATCACGGAACCAACCAGCCCAGTCCTTCTTACCATTAGCAAGGAAGTGCGCTCTATGGTCGCTATTACAAAGCGTACCATCCATATCAAAGATCCAACAGTTTCTCATTATATCACCTTCATCAGTACAGTGTTTTCGTTGATTCGGTTCTGAAGTGGTTTATCTTTCAGTTCTTCCATCAACTTCTTAAGTACTATCTTACCTGATTTCTGGAGTTTGTCAAGAACTATCTCAGGCTTTCGACCAGTGCTCTTGCTCATACTTGTTGCTTCATCATATCCGATGATGCTAGTTCCCTTGACTTGGAGTCCACCACGATCAATCGCTCTGAATACGGTGATGATCTTGTATTTGGTGTTGAACGTCCATAGCTCTTGTGCGCCGAGAATCTTCTCTGGATTCAATGATGCAATCTTGTAGGTATTGTCTTCCTTCTGGAACTTCAGATTCTTGAGAATCTTTTCCTTTGATACTGCACGAGGCTTGCGAGGAGCACGAGTCTTCTTGGCGACCCCAGCATACTTCTCTGCGTCAGAGATGAGATTATGGAAGAACTTGATACGATCCGCCAGTTGCTTTCTCGTCATATGGCGGTAGGCTTCCTTTAGCTGTTGGTCTTTACCCTCATACGCCTCGATCAACTCAGTGAGAGGACCAGCGTAGTAAGCAGCTATAGCAGGAGAATACGTAGCTGGAATTTGCCTAGCCTTCAACCAATCGTAAAGGTTAAGCTCGTTATTGTCCTGGTCAAGTAGCTCTTCGAGCTCACCGATGATTTCACTCTGGCGTTCCCTCATACGGTCCTGAATTGACCGTTTGGAAGAAGC